CGTTATGGTAAAAGTTGCAGTTATTTCAATTGCTTATAAAACTCCCGATTTTGGGAGTTTTAACAGTGAATCGAAAAGAAATGACAAAAAACTTTGTTTTTCGTGAATTTGAATGCGGATTAAGCATCGAAGAAGCCGCAAAACTTTGTTTTAAAACTGTGAGCGAAGTCAAACGGTGGGATGAGGGAGAGAAGATACCGCCAATCTGTAAAAGGCTGATGCGATGGCACTGTAGGAAAGAACTCTATTATGGTGATGAGTGGTCGGGCTTTCGTATGGAGGGTGGGAGGTTAATCCTACCAACAGGTGACAGGGTAGCGCCTCAGCAAATCTTATTTGCAATCGCAATAATGCAGATTGAAGCACCAGAACATGATCTAGCTCGTTCAAAGCTTCTAAAATACGCAAGAGCAATGGTAAGAATTAAGGGGCTATAAGCCCCTTTTCAAAATCCTGCTAAGCTGTCGAAATGTCATATCGAAGTAACTGCAAACCACCTTTATTACGAATAATAAAATTGCCAAGTATAGAGAATCTATATTATTAACTTTTCACATTTTTAAGAAATGAAGCTAGTTGTTCTATTCCATCAAAAGTTGCTGGAAGCTTCTCTGAGTCAGACATAATTCCGCTAAAAATTAAATTCTCAAATTTATCTAAGACTACTGCATCATTCTTTTTAATATCCGCAGCATACTGTGCGTAACTTTGAATAAACTGACATAGTGTTTGTCTAAGTTCAATTTGAACTATTTGTGTTTTAATGACTTTGTAGTTATACAGTATGATACGGAAAAAATATACTAGGATAATCTCTACAGAAATTAAAGGTATAAGGGATAATAGATCAACAAGCGCAAAATTAGAGCCCTTCACTCTGATTAAAGATACAATAAATTGTATTAATAATGGCAATAAAATTAAGCTTCCCAAGCCTAGTAATGATTTAAGAAGAAATTTTCTCTCCTTCTCCTTTTTAGAACCTAAATCGCTAAAGCCTTTGTATAAACCAACAAAATTATAGGCAACTTCAAATTTATTCAACTTGTTTTTTAATTCATTTACTAAATTTTCTTTTTCTTTTATCTCATTGTCCCATTGGGATTTTAAATTTTTAGACTCTTCCACTTTTTGATTAAATGTTGAAAAAACCTCAATATCTTGACTATTTAAAAACTCTCTAACCAAATTTGCAGGCATCACATATGAAGCATAAATAATTTGTGAGCTAACTTCACCATCCAATTTTAAAGAATCATTTTGAATACTAGATCTCAGAGCACGCAATTCGGTGGTTAATTCATTTCCTACTCCAATAAAAAAATCAAACTCGCAAAGAAATCGATAACAATCGGTATATATGGAATTAATCTCTCCTATTGAATTAGCTCTATATGATGCTAGCCTATCAACAAATTTGTCACCAATCCACTTAATATTAAAACGACATCTATCACTCCAATCTTCAGGGTGATTATTAATGTAATTTACGATTATTAAACTTCTATCAAGCCTAGTTTTATACACTTTATCTTCTAATACTGACATCGTGGCTTCTTGAATGAAAGAGCGTATAGCTCTCACACTAGACTCACTACTAAAAAACATTTATAACTCCACATATAAAATACTTCGATAGTTCATAGCTGTGATTAGTTGTACGTAGTGCTTCTAATCACTTCATGCAATGACAGTATTGCAATTAATAACTAAAATAATTGCATAAGCACTTTGTTGCCCATCGCGTTTTATACAGAAGAGTATTGTGTGTCGCAAGTCTGTCGTTTAGTGTTTGCGATGAACGATAGATTCAAGATGAATGACACCTTTGCTTGCAATGAATGGCCGCCGACTTAGGCGGCTTTTTCTTTTAAGAAAGGAAAGTTGCTCGATGGTGGAAAAGACACGCTGAAGCCTTGGAGTGTGGTGGAATCTACCCCCGTGATACAGCGCGGGGGTCGGCGCTTTGCGCTGCTCCGCGTCGTAGTCCACTCCTTGTGCGCGCGCTAAGCGCACGACACCAAAAAGACAAAACCCAGAGAATGAGGCTTGCTCGACTCTCGCCGCGCCTAGTTGTGGCCAGTTCCGCGAGAAAATGCTGCTAACCACTGCGTTTGCTGAAACTTCTTTTATGGCTTGGCAGGGCGAAGGGTGTTTTTTCTGGTGCAAGAGTATTGATGATCACTTGACTGACTGGCGCGCTTTAGCAATCAAGCGAACCGCCGCGAACGCTTAGAGTGTTTCGGCTATGCAGTAGCATACGTTCAGAGTGTGTTGAGGCTAACGTTATGGCCTAGTCCCTGCGGGGCATCGAGCGAAGCTCGAAAGTCGCGCACTGAGGCGCGAGATAGTCGGGGAAAAAATTAGCTTCACAGCGACCGCTGTCTAGATGGACATTGCAGAAATTCCGTCTCCTCGCATCAGCAAAGCTGATGACTGCGGCGGACGGCTTCAATCTGATTAAACCATTTTTTAAACATTAAAAAGACCGCATAAGCGGCCTAGTTATCTACAGATTCTGTGGATATCTTGTTCATTCGCTTTCGCATGCGCGTGAAGAACGACACCAGAAAGCAGGTCAATAGGTCATAGAGCAATAGCGCCAGAAAGACCGCGAGCACGTTTGAAAAAAAGGCCGCTTCCATGAATGTGGCGAACTGGTCGACAGTAATAACGATTTGTTCCATATGATCACCTAAAAGAGCGCGCCTAACTTTACTTGCGGCGGCTGACTCGCGTCAGGCACCGCCTCGCGCAGTATCGGCTTGCAGGTTACGTTGATAGTGATGTTTTCTTTCGTGAGCTTGAGTAGACAGTCATCGTAATGCACGTAAGCAATGTCATTTGCCCTCAAGAATGTATCGTCTAGGTAATAGGTTCCCTCCGGTGTTTTGGCCTCCAGTGTGACAAAGAACTGAAAGCCCTTAGTTTGGGATTGTCGTGTGGTGTGTCCGGTGTAATAGAGGGTCTGCAAGTCATAAAGACCAAGCATTTGCTTTATGGTATCAATCCGATGAGATGGAGCAGGGGAAACAGGGCTAGCTTGATGGCCGTCCCCACCAGTAGATAAAGCAGGAGCATTTTGCCCACCCGTTTGAGAAACGCTATCGGGCGACTGAGAAACGGAAGTATTAGACGTTTGCGCGGACGTGTCCGCCACCGTCTTAGAAGAACCAAAAACCAGACCGGAAAACGCATAGATAAAATACCCAATTGAAAGTATACCAAGCAGCAAAGACCCCACGATGGTGGGATTCTTTAGCAGCATATTGATTGCACCTGATTGATTCGCTTGCCCTGTTGATGTGGACTTATAGAGCAAGTGAGCATCGAGAGGGATTTTTTGAGGAAAGACGTTGGGATCTTTTCCTTTTGGGATAACCAATGTGGCAACGTTTTTCGGGTGACGGTAAATCAGGGGCTTTCTTCGAGCAAAAAAGTAGGCGTCACGACCTTTATGGAAATAGCATTCTTCCGCGCAAGCACGGATAGCCGAATCAATTTGCCCCCAATCAGGCGAAAGCAAGTGAATATCCCAGTTGTAATGGCGGTGACGCATGAACCCCTCATTAAAAGATAAGGGATAAATGATCCGGCCAGTTTCGTCATATTCGGCTATCCCCCTGTCGTCCATCTCACAAGCTTGCAGCTTGGACATATCCGCAGGGAGATAGCGAGCATTAAAAAAGCTCTCATAGTCAGGCGGCAACATAGGGAGAAAATCGGATAACGGACGATAGAAAACCTTCTCCATACGAAAGCCGATGTTCTTAGAGAAAATATCTTGGCACTCATCAATCACGATGAGCGCACCAATCGGGCACCAACAAAAGAAATGCTGCCAAAGCTCGATACCATTCTTGTCTCGGCTGAAGATTCGGATTAGGCGAGTAGTAGAGGGGAACGTAATATCAAAACGCTTTTCGATAACATCGAGCGTTTCAAACCCCTGCATATTGGTGACAACAACGCGACCTGCTTTTAACGCTTCTAAAATGACAAAGTAGGCCACATAAGCAGACTTGTACGACCCGTTGGCTCCCGTCCGAATAAAAATAGCCATGGTTAGAACCTCGTAATTTTCCAAACAAACGCAGTAGCAAGACAATTGAAGTAAATCCCAATAGCTTGAGGGATTTTGAAAATGAAAGCGTAATAACGGATTTCATCCGGTAGGGCATTAAAGAAACTGGCTAACATATCGTTAAAGCCAATGTCATTGAGAAGGTACTCGGCCGTTTTATAGGCAAGCTCAAGCGAGTAAATAAGCCAAAGAAACTTGAGTTTGACATACCAAGCATTACCCCAAACGACGAGCTGACCGAAGTAATCAGGGATAGACTTGAAAAATTCAGTGACCGCGTCACCTGCATTAGCAATTGCGCCAAGCAAATCTAATAAAAATTGCATTACTCACGCTCCCCCATGATGGTCTTGATACCTGCAAAAGCAGCCAAAAATAAGATGACGGATGAAATCAAGGCGGCGTTGTCAACCAAAGCAGGGAAGACACCAGAGGTGAATTTAGTCGTGGCACCGTTGGCGAATTTAAACGTTAAAGAATGGTCTTTGTATTGGCCGCTTTCTAGCTTGGTAATGTCGAAGGAAAAGAGCTTTTTAAACTCCTTTGTCTTTTCTGAGTATTGTTTCTGTAAATCGGTAATTTCCGTATTGAGTTTGGTGATAGCATCCTCACCATAGAGAGGAAGCTCCCCGAAATCGACACCAGAGCCAATGCCTGGCTTAGATAATCCGTTACCATTGAGTAAACCATTTAAGTTATCAATGCCTGTTTTGATGGAATCAATACCAGACTGAACACCGGATAAATCACCATTACCAGAGCCACCAGAGTTGAGGGCAGAGACGATTTTGTCTGTGTCCTCCATCATTTGATTACGTAATCCTTCAGCCATCATTCCAACATTTTCAGTTAGTTGAGAAACATTAGAATTGAGTTGATTAATACCGAACTCGACAGGTCGAACCGCTTCACGAACATCACGAACGGCGCTCACAATGTTATTAGCGTTAGAACTAATCATGCTGCGAGTGGTAGACATAGAAGTCATGAAAGAATTGAACTGTGAATCAGGAAGGCCAGAGCCACCACCAGAGCCTGAATCACTTAACTTGTTGAGTATGTTGGCAAGAGTGTTACTTGCTATTTGAGACTGTTGGGCAGTTTGAAAAGTGTTCTTTTCGATATAGTCCGATAAATTGCGCATGGCATTAATAGCGCTGGTCATGGAACCCATTTGACTTGAAAAGCCTTTGGTTACGGATAAAGACTGATTATTAATCTTGACCAGTTCATCAAGTGAGATAACACCCATACCTTCAATATGAGCCACGCTTTTTAAAGCTTTGGCTTGGTCAACACCACTAGAGGTGTCTCTAGGCATTTGGTTCAGAACGTTCTGAACTTTATTAGGCATGGTAGGAGGTGCATTAGGATCCCAAGGAGTATCAGGATTCGCGCTAGGGTCTACGACCACTCGATTCCCACCAAAGCGTAAACCATCACTAGGATCGATTTGACCGTTATCTAATAAACAGTGTTGGCCGTTAGAAACAAACTCACCAACACAAGTACCGTCATCAACAAAACAGACGGCGACATTCGTTAAGAGATATTTACAGGTACGAACACAGGTATAGGGTCTATCGCCTAAAAGGTCGCCGCGCCATTCAACCGTTCCGGAAGAAATACCAATTTGACACTGAATTTCAGCATTAGCCTTGAGAGGAAGCAGTAAAAGGAAAAGGGTAATAAGGAGTAATAGTGCAAGGTAAGTATTGGTCATTGAACGCAGCATAAAGCCCCCTAAGAGGAAACGCCCCCATTTAGGAGGCGTTCACTCCGGTGTAAAAGCCGTATGCAAAGGCCATGAAATAAGCCACGGCCACCACAACGGTTAGAGCATCGGAGACAAAAGCAACCATAACGATTACTTCAAGATACCAAGGATACGACCAAGGCCGAAGGCGATAGCGGCAAGACCAATGACACCAATCACCACCATGGTGTAATTCGCTTGACCGGACGCAATCGCGCCCTTGAGTTGTTCGGTAATAGGATCATCCGCAAAAGCGAAAGAAGCAGGGACAGAAGTTGCTACCACAACACCGAATTTTTTAGCCATGTTACGAAATTTCATAGGAATTTCTCCAACTGATTTAAGGGTTTAGGGCTATCGACGCCCCATGGTTTTTACTAATCGACCCAAAACATGACCACCAAAAAATGACAGTAGAAGATACGCCGTCAAATCAGAGTAAAGTTGTGAGTCGATGGTTAAAGAGCCAAACGAAACATTTTTAATGTCGTCTAGCTCCGAGGGAGTGAGCATCACGTAAGTGCAATCAAAGCCTTGAGGCGCAAGCATCAAATAACCGTTGTAAGCAATCACGCAATGACTCATGTTCTTGACCTACTTCTTCAATGTTTCAGCCATGTATTTCTTTAAATCCTCATCCTTGGGGATGAGCTCAACCGCGACGACTTCCAATGGGTCGTCAGGGTTACTACCAAAGCGAATGTCATATTCACGGTTAGGAACAAAAGCGCGTGTTTCAATCAAACGCTTGGCGTATGCAGGTTCAATACGCAGCGGTTGCTTGTTGAAAGGAATATCCGTGTTTAGCCCTAAACCGTATTGAGCAAACTTCTCAACGTTGACGGTTTCAACAGGACGCAGAACGTTCAGCTCTGCAATCGTGGTTCCCGACTTGGGAAATGTTTTGATGACGATGCCAGTGATGTTAGCCATTACCTTAACTCCATAGTGTGTTTTTCAGTTGTGTGTATGAATCAGGAACGCCGAGCAATTCAAAGTCAGGGCGTCTATGTTTGTGAGGGATAAGCATCCCGAATGCCTCGCCCAAGTCGCCTTGGGTCATGGCGATAACTTCCGCTAACGCCACGCCACATTGACGGCGAACCCATGCGATGCGAGCCATAAATTCAAGACCTTGAGCCTTTTTGTTGCGAGAGAACTTAACCGGAGGCGTACACTCGATAGAGGCCGCGAAAGGGCAGATGCCCGCAAAAGAGGCGGCAGGGTTGGCTAAAAGCTCGATATCGCACTTTTTCAGCTCAACCTCGTTTCGATACCAAATCAGGTCAGGGTCAGTAATTTTTTGCTCAAGCTTTTTGTTGTAGATACGCCAGTAAATCGCCGAGGAACGAGAGCCGACAATCGTAGCTTCTTCCATCAAAGCGCCGTTTTCTGTAATGCGTTTATGAGGAACCATTGAGGGACCTTGACCCCGTGGAGCAGTGCGAAATGCTCCCTCATAAAAACATTTCTCTGCATACTTGGCGTCGAAGTTTCCGGTGTAATCGTCCACGGCCAAGTCGAGACGAACTAAGCGAGTAATGCCAAGAACCTGAGCAAGCCACCAATGAAGCTTCTTAGAATCGATACGGTCGAAAAGTTTGGTGCACCCCGTGCCGTTGATTTGGACAAAAACGGTATCGTTGTTTCCGCCAATTCCGACAAGGCCGCACTCAACTTGTCCGGTCATATCGAGAATGACCATAGAATCGTTGTAACCATGAAGGCCACGACCACGCATAGGCGATAAGCGAAAACCCATGATTTTGGACATGAACAAATCGAAGCGATGAAAGAGCATCTTTGACACTTTGTTTTTGTGCGCTTCCATATGGCGCTCGATTTGTTCCAAGGTAGAGCACACCGCGCCTTGTTCCTTGGTTTTAGTTTTTGGCTCGTGGTACACGGGCATTTGCAAATTGATAAAGTCTTGGTCGTTGCTTTTGTCCAAGTGGCGCAAGTCCGCATAGGCAAAAGTAAAAGCCAAGTGGTCAACTTTGACAGGGCGAACCGTGTCATGGTGAGGGTGCTTACATGGCATGAAAGACCCCCTTTAACAGCAATTCGTTGTAGTTTTGGTTAGTGATTTCAACCAGTTGATATGGGTCAGAGCCATAGTGAACGGCAAGGTATTGCTCAAACTCAGGCCAGTTTTTAAAGAAACGATGCCCCCAAACGAAATACACGTTAATTCCGATGTTGGGTTCGTTGTCGTAGTAGATGAAATCACCCATGATGACCGCCTAAGCCAATTTACCGTTGACGGCATTGATTAGGCGGCGAGTCATTTCGCAGTCAGCCAAAGCGCGATGAGCCGTTAGATCAGAAGTATCAACGTCTTGCTGATAGCAAGCGTTGGTTAAACGCTGAAAACGGGGAGTAACATCATTGCCGCACAAAGAGCCGTAGAAATTAGCGTACCAACGCATAACACAAACGCCACCGCCGAAAAAGTGAACAAGGTTAGCAACTGGATAGCCAAATGGGCGTAGAGACTGCGCAAACATGCGATAGTCAAAATCAAGGTTGTAAACGTAGATAACTGAGTGAGATAAATAACCTTTGATATCGTTCCAAACCTTATCAAAAGTAGGCATATCAATAACCATATCGTTAGTAATGCCGTGGATTGCAGTAACCTCAGGAGAGATTGAGCATAAGGGGTTAACAAGACTGCTATAGAGCTTGATGCCTGTTTGAGCATCGATGATTGACACCTCGACAATACGAGCGTCAGAGTCAAGACCTGTAGTCTCAGTGTCCAAAATGATTGCGTTGTCTAGATTGAGTGCTTGCATGATAACCGCCTTAACTGGTTGGGTGACCACCAAGGGGAAGAGTTAAGGTCTAGCGCCCAAGGTGGTCTAATACGATTTTTCGTAAATCTAGATACGTTAAATCGTAAATGCAAGATACGGCTTTTCGTAACTTATGGGCTAAAATCAGGAAAAAAGGAGGGTCATTTATGTATCAAAGCCAGCTATTAGATGCTTACAAAAAGGCGAAAAACTACATACAAGACAAGCAAATTGCACATGATTTGAATCTACCATCACCTAGAATCAGCGAAATGCGCAAAGGGATACGCTATATCTCTGATGATGAAGCAGTTTTTCTAGCTGAGTCAGCAGGAATTGATCCCGAAATTGCATTGTTAGGATGTCACGCAGACCGCAACGAGAACCCACGCATCAAAGCGCTGTGGGAAAGCATAGCAAAAAAGCAGAACGGGCTAGGATTAAGAACAATATCAATGCTTTGCGGTGGTCTAGCGGTGTCAATGAGTCAGGTTAACGAACTGTTACTTCAGTGCGCATTACGTGC